TACAATCATTAATAGGTAACTATAACTACTACTTACAAATGATAAGGGATGTAACCGGGCTTAACGAAGCTTCAGATGGTTCTACTCCAGATGCTAAGTCATTAGTTGGGGTGCAGAAGATAGCAGCAGCGAACTCAAACACAGCAACAAGACATATATTACAATCTGGATTGTTTCTGACAGCGGAGGCTTGCGAAGCTTTATCGTTGAGAATATCAGATATACTAGAGTATTCACCAACTAGAGATGCTTTTATACACGCTGTGGGAGTTCATAATGTAGCTACATTAAAAGAAATGTCAGAGTTACATTTGTCTGATTTTGGAATTTCATTAGAATTAGCGCCAGACGAAGAGGAGAAGCAATTGTTAGAAAATAATATCCAAGCATCAATAACGCAGGGAGCTATAGACTTAGAAGACGCTATTGATTTGAGGGGTATAAGAAATATAAAGCTAGCTAATCAAATGCTTAAGATCACTAGGATGAAAAAAGCTGAAGCCAAAGCAGCTGAAGCGGAGTCACTAGCGAAAGCGCAAGGAGAAGCGAATGCTGAGGCATCTAAAGCCGCGGCAGAAGCTGAAACACAAAAAGCACAAGCCGCACACGCTTTAAACATAGAATTAGAACAAACAAAGGGTCAGATCAAATCTCAGCAAATGATGGAGGAAGCGGAGATTAAAAAAGAACTTATGCAGATGGAGTTTGATATTAACATGAAGCTTCAAAAAATGAATTTAGAAGAAGTTGACATGAAAGATACTGTGAAAGAAGACCGTAAAGATTCAAGAACAAAAATGCAAGCATCACAACAAAGTGAGCTTATTGACCAAAGATTAAACAAGAAGCCAGCTAAAAACTTTGAGTCCTCAGGTAATGACATTATGAGTGGGGAGTTTGGTTTAGGCGCTTTTGGTCCTAAGTAGGAATTATTAATTATTATTATATTATATCATGGAAGAAAACAAAAAAGAAGAGCCATCAGTGGATAACACTGTTGAAAAGCAAAAAATCAAAAAGAAACCATCAATGAAGAAAATGAACACCGACATTGATAGCGTTACAAAGGTAGATTTAAAAGAACTAGCAGCTAAAGCCCAGGAAGTGGCAAAAGTAGATTTAAGTAAACCAAGTCAAGAAGAAGAAGTTGTAGAGGGAGAAAAAACTGAAGAGGCTGTAACGGAGGTTACGGAAGAAACAGGTACACAAGCAGAGGTTGAGACAAAAGAGACTCCAGTGTTAGAAGAGATAACGGATGAAACTGAAGAGCCCACCACTTTAGTTGAAGAGGTAGTCGAAGAACCTGTAGAGGCTGTTAATCCACTACCCGAAAACATTGAGAAGTTGATGAGTTTTATGAAGGAAACAGGGGGAGACTTAAGTGACTATGTTAAGTTAAATAAGGATTATTCAGAAATGGACAATCTAACTTTACTAAAAGAATATTACAAAGAATCAAAACCACATTTAGACGATGATGAAATTGGATTTTTAATGGAAGATAAGTTCTCATTTGACGAAGACGTTGATGATGAGAGAGAAATAAGAAAGAAAAAAATAGCGATGAAAGAGCAAGTTGCCGGCGCTAAAGAACATTTAGACGGACTAAAGTCTAAGTACTATGAAGACATCAAAATGGGTTCAAAGCTTACGAGTGAGCAAAAGGATGCAATTGATTTTTTTAATAGGTATAACAAGGAGGAAGCAAGTAATAAGGAAACAGCAAAAGAACAAAAATCTAGTTTCTTAAAGAAAACCGAGCAGGTTTTTAACGACAAATTCAAAGGTTTTGAATACAACGTCGGAGAGAAAAAATATAGATTCAACGTGAATAATGCAGATGAGGTTAAAAAAACTCAAGGTGATATAAACAATTTCGTAGGAAAGTTTCTTAACGAAAAAGGTGAGGTATCAGATGCCAAGGGTTATCACAAATCTCTCTATACAGCTATGAACGCTGATGCTGTGGCTAAACATTTTTATGAACAAGGACAAGCAGATGCTATTAAGAATAGTGTTGCTAACGCTAAGAACATAGACATGAGTCCTAGGCAATCTCACGGTGGTGATAACAACACTAGTGGGTGGAAGGTAAAAGCCTTAGGGGATGAATCCGCTAACTTCAAATTTAAAATTAACAAAAAATAAAAATTTAAAACAAAAAAATTATGGCAATATCAAATCCGGGCCCCGGACATTCGGGGACCGCTGGTAGTCTAAATAGTGTACCTGCTTCAAAGAAAGCAACACTATCTTCAAACTACATCGATTTTACAAGTGGCGCAGGTAACGACTGGGGTCAACAATATTTACCAGATCTTATGGAAAAAGAAGCTGAGGTGTTCGGAAGCAGAACAATCGCAGGATTTCTTGAAAAAGTAGGAGCTGAAGAGTCTATGACTTCTGATCAAGTAGTTTGGTCTGAGCAAGGTAGATTACACTTATCATACACTGGAACGCTTAACACTGGAACTTCAGTGTTTACAATGCTTAAGGATATAGATGGTAACGCAATTGCTTCAGGTGAGCACGGTATACGTATCAATGATATGGCTATTGTAGCTACAGCTGAAGGTACTATAAAGTGTTTATGTACTGCTTCTTCAGCAACTACAGCAACTTTACTTCCTTACGAAAATGCTCACATTGATGACACTGCAGCGTTTACTGTTATATCAGCTGCTCCTGCAACTGTGTTAGTTATAGGTTCTGAGTTTGGAAAAGGTAAGCAAGGTCAAGGTGGAACAACTTCTGTTACTTCTGGTTTTGGAACTGTTAAACCAACTCACACTTCTTTCTCTAACAAACCAATTATCATTAAAGATTACTTCGAGATCTCAGGATCTGATGTTTCTCAAATTGGTTGGGTAGAGATTTCTGGTGAAGATGGGCAAAACGGTTACTTATGGTACTTAAAAGCTGAGGGTGAAACTAGATCAAGATTTACTGATTACTTAGAAATGACTATGTTGGAAGCTGTTAAAGGTGTTCCAGGTACGTCTACTGCCGAAGGTACTATTGGTACTGCGGGTGATACTTTTGGTACTGAAGGTTTATTTGCTGCTGTTGAAACTCGTGGTAACGTTACTACTGGAATCACAGGTATCAACCCAGCAACTGATTTAGCTGAATTTGATGCTATCTTAGCTGAGTTTGATTCTCAAGGTGCTATTGAAGAAAACATGATGTTTGTTAATAGAGGAACTTCTCTTGCAATGGATGACATGCTAGCTTCTATGAATTCTTACGGATCTGGAGGTACTTCTTACGGAGTATTTGACAACGAAGAAGATATGGCGTTGAACTTAGGTTTCTCTGGTTTCAGAAGAGGTTCTTACGACTTTTACAAGTCTGACTTCAGATACCTAAATGACAAAGCTACAAGAGGTGGTGTTAACGCTAGAGATGCTGTTGCTCCACTTAGAGGGATTATGATTCCTGCTGGTGTATCTACGGTTTATGACCAACAATTAGGAAAGAATCTTAAAAGACCTTTCTTACATGTTCGTTACAGAGCTTCACAAACTGAGTCTAGAAAATTAAAGACTTGGACTACTGGTTCTGTTGGCGCTGAAACTTCTGACTTAGATGCAATGCAAGTGCATTACTTATCTGAAAGATGTTTAATCGTTCAAGGTGCTAACAATTTCATGTTATTGAAATAGGCACAAATTTATTAAGGAGTCGGGGCTTCGGCCTCGACCCTTTATTTTATTAATTTATATTATATTATATTATGGCTAAAAAAGCTAACACAAAGAAAGTTGAGGTAGAACCTCAAATCGAAACAATGGAAGAAGTGGTTACAGAATTTTTTGAAGATACTGTGGTTGCAGAACCAAAAAAAGTTGTTAAAGAGAGATCTGTACCAACACCAAAAATTATTAATGATTGGGAGATTAAGGATAGGACCTATTTCCTAAAGGGTCAAGGAAAACCCTTGTCATACATTATCAAATCAGCTAACGTACATTGGTTTGATGAGGAAAAGGGATATGAAAGAGAGTTAAAGTACTGTTCAAACCAAAGAACAGTATTTGTTGATGAAATGAAAGGCGATCAAAGATTAGAGCATATTATTTTTAGAGCTGGTGTTTTAATGGTTCCTAAAAACAAAACAGTATTACAAAAACTACTATCGATATACCATCCACATAAAGATAAGTTGTTTAAAGAATGGAAACCGGTAGAAGAAGCTACGTCACAACTAGATTGGTTAGAGTTTGAGGCTGACGCGCTGCACGCCGCTAAAAATCTAGAAATTGATCTAGCTGAAGCGGTTATGAGAGCAGAGATAGGTTCTAAAGTTAGTACTATGAGTTCTAATGAACTTAAAAGAGATTTACTATTATTCGCTAAGCGTAACCCTCAATTGTTCTTAGAATTAGTTACTGATGAAAATATACAACTTAGAAACTTTGGTATAAAAGCTACTGAGCAAGGTATATTAAAACTATCTGAAGATCAAAGAACTTTTACTTGGGCTTCTACTGGTAGAAAATTAATGAATGTACCTTACGAGGAACACCCTTACTCAGCACTGGCTGTTTGGTTTAAAACTGACGAAGGTATGGAGATTTACACTAATATTGAAAAAAGAATTTCTTAACAACAAAATAACATGGTCACCCTTCGGGGTGATCATTTATTAAATATAATTATATGGATAAAAAATCTAAGGGTCTAGGAGACTCGATAGAAAAAATAACAAAGGCAACGGGGATAAAAAGCATTGTGGATGCGGTTAACAAAGCTAGAGGCGTTAAAGACTGTGGTTGCAATAAGAGAAAAGATGTTTTAAACAAAGCGTTTCCTTACAAAAATAAAAAATAAATACTATGATTTTTATAGATACAGTGTATCAAAGGGTTTTAACTTTGGCTAACAAAGAACAAAGGGGTTATATAACACCTCAAGAGTTTAACCTACTCGCTAACCAAGCTCAGATGGAGATATTTGAACAATATTTCTATGACGCTAAATCAGAGGATAAAAATCTTAAAAATTCAACAGAGTTCTCTAATGTAGACGAAATGCTCGACGAGAAAATATCTGCTTTTAAAAACGATCAAGTTATCGCTATATCGGGTGGTACAGGTACATTACCAACTGATTTACATAGATTAGGTTCTTTATACCTTTCGGGTTCAATGGTAGAAGTGGAGCAGGTTACTGAAGAGGAGTTAATGTATTTACATCAATCACCATTGGCAAGGCCAACGCTTGGTTTTCCGGCTTTTGTAAGAGGAAAGATTGATAAAGTCAAGCTATATCCCCCAACTATATCTGGTGTCAACTGTAGGTATATAGTTAGCCCAAACAAAGTGGCTTGGGGATACATAGTTTTAAATGAAAAAGCACTGTACAATGCGCCAACGTCTGTAAACTTCCAGTTACACGAGAGTGACGAGGCTGAGCTTGTATATAAAATACTAGCGCTAGCTGGTGTGGTTATTGCTAAAGTAGGTATAAAAGATATTGCTAATCAAGAGATAGCGACACAGAAAGCACAAGAAAAACAACAATAAAACATGGGATTATACACAGGTAGTTTAGCTAATTATTACGGTGGATTAGAAGAGCAAGGTGCTTATCAATTTGTATCCATAACAGATATTATAAACAACTTTAGAGTTGCGTATGTAGGTGAGGATAAAATAATATCAAAAATATCTAGAGCCGATATAAAGTTCCACGCTATGAGAGGCTTGCAGGAGTTAAGTTTTGATACACTTAAATCTTGTAAGAGTTTAGAGTTGTATATCCCACCAAACTTACTGTTTCCAATACCACACGACTACGTCAATTATATAAAATTAACGTGGACAGACGCTAATGGTAAGTGTCATCCAATAAACAGTTGTAGAGAGTGCTTTAAGGATCCAAAATCCTATAAGCAAACCGAAAAAGGAACGATTGATGTTGGTAGAATGGATGGGGAGGTGATAAAAAGAACGTTAGTTCAAGCTGCATATGGAGAAGATTGCATTTATGAGGGAAAAGATGAAGGGCGTGATGCCGGTGGGTGCGATCCCGCTAACCCAAGTCATTGGAGAATCTGGCACGAAGCTGTATACGAGGATGTTATTACGCCTGGTGGTTTTACTATGGATCCTATAGTTAGATCATCATCCTCTACTTGGTCCTTACTACAAAGACAAGGTACGAATTTAAATGGTAGCGGTACTGACGAAGACTATGCTAGAAATGTGGGTGCTAGATACGGGCTTGACGGTAAACACGCTAATGTAAACGGGTCATACTGGATTAATTGTAGAACAGGTAAAATTCATTTTAGCTCTAATTTAGCAGGAAAAACTGTGATCTTAGAGTATATAAGCGACCACTTGGGTACTGATGATGAAATGAAGGTGCATAAGTTTGCTGAAGAGGCAATGTATAAGCATATAGCCCACTCTATATTAAATACAAGAGCGACTGTTGATCGTAATATCGTGGCTACGTTTAAGAAAGAGAGGTTTGCCGCTATTAGAAGCGCTAAGATACGCTTGTCAAGTATAAAGCTATCGGAGATAACACAGATACTTAGAGGTAAGTCAAAATGGATTAAACACTAAAATATGGCACAATCAAATAGGGGTTTTCAGAAGAGCAAGATGAATAAGGATGCGGACGAAAGAACCGTAGCAAATGGAGAGTATAGAGATGCTTTAAATATACAAATATCAGCTTCTGACGGTTCAAATGTAGGATCAGCTCAAACACTATTGGGTAACACGCTAATATCTAAAAACATGGTTCCAGGCGGTAGTACTGTGGTTGGTAGTATTGCACATAATAAAGAGGACAAAGTTTACTATTTAGTAGCTGGTCCGAAACCAACAGCTTCAAGTTGGAACCAAAAAGGATCGTGGAAAGACTATATAATAGAGTTTGACATAAAAACAGAAAGTTTTAAATATGTATTTGTAGATATATACCAATCTAATGTTGAGAGCAATAACGGGGCAACCGGTAGGGATATACCAGTTAACATAGGTTCACCTTCTCTATTTGACTCTGTTAGATACGAAATGGTAGTACAAGGTTATGATAGTAGTGGTATGCAAATTATTACCTCTAATGCCTCAAGTAACGTTGAGGTTATCAGCACATCGATAACTAGCTCTACAACTGGAATAGTTAACATATATAGTGCAACACAGGACTTTACTAGTATATTAACACCAGCTGGAACTTGGTTAAACTTAAAGGCAGAAAGGGTTTTAAATTTTGATAAAAACAATTTAATAACAGGTATCAACATTGTGGATGGCATGTTATTTTGGACAGACAATAAAACTGAGCCAAAGAAAATTGATATAGAAAGAAGCATAAATGGTACAGGTGGTGGATCACCACTACCACCGTTGTTAAGCTACACTTTCCCTGGTGATTCTGATCAATTTCATACTAGGCTGTGTATAACTCCTGACAAAACAAACCCACTAAGAGTAAAACCTAGGAACGCAACACAACCTTGGTATGTAAAAGAGGCTAATGTCACTGTTATAAGAAAAGGCCCTTTAATGCCTCCTACGCTAGAGATGTCGGAACATGAAGATGGCAGAGCGGGCGCGACTTATTCTGAGACGGATGGTAGTCCATCTGGTATATCTGGTTGTCCAAATATCAATTGTACTAGTTCTTCAGTTGCGCAAAACTCTTGGAGTATAAATCCTCCAGCCGGTCCAGATAGAATTAAAAAAATTGGAGATACTATAGACCAAGTGTATGTAGCTAATGGAGTAGATTGGAGGATTGGTGATATGATACTTTTTAACCAACAAGAAGATATAAATAGCGCTGAGGGTTTTATTGATCACGATGTTAGAGCAACAGTTACATCGACACCAGGTGGTTTATCAACCGGTCCATACTCTTTTGAAATACAGTCTATAGACAGAGATGCGATAGACCAAGAACAAAAAATGTGGAACCTTAGGTTAGAAGAAAAGAAACCTATGTTCGAAATGAAGTTTGTTAGGTTTGCTTATAGATACAAATATGAAGACGGGGAGTATTCTACATTCTCACCTTGGTCTCAGCCTGCTTTCATTCCTGGAGAGTATGATTACCTACCTAGAAAAGCTTATAATCTAGGAATGACTAATCGCCTTAGGCAATTAAAAATTACTAATTATTTATTGGAGGGTCACTATGGTATATTTAACGATGTTGTAGAGATTGATTTATTATACAAAGACGAAGTTGGTCCAAATGTATATGTTGTAGAGACGTTAAAGATGACGGATGGTTGGGGTGTTGATGGTAATGTTGATTTGTGGCCTGATAAATGGAGAGACTGGCCACTTCCTGACGCTACTTTAGATTACAAGCGTGGTGAGTACAAGGTTACTTCTGAATTAATAAGCAAAGTGGTTCCATCTAATCAAATGTTAAGGCCATGGGATAACGTGCCTAGAAAAGCATTGGCTCAAGAAGTAACCAGTAATAGATTGGTTTATGGAAATTACATACAGAATTTCGATTTAAAAAGTCAATACTCTACTAATGAAATAAAACCACATATAGATGTAACATTAAGCGCTAAGGATGCGCCATTGAATGATCCTGATGCAACAGGATTTGAAGATTCATTCTCACAGTTAACACTAGAAGACCAAGAGGGAAATCTAGAGGGTTTTGCTAAAGGCGTTAAAACTGTTAGATCGTTAAGAACATATCAAGTTGGGGTTGTGTATGGTGATAAGTACGGTAGGGAAACACCTGTATTAGCTAGTAAGGATGGTGCTGGTAGTTTAACTGTAAACGTAGAAAACTCTAGCACTATAAATCAATTAAAAGCCTGGGTAACAACAGACGTACCAAGCTTTGCAGCATACTATAAGTTCTTTGTTAAAGAAACTTCTAATTCATATTACAACTTAGCGATGGACCGTTGGTATCTCGCTGAAGATGGAAATATTTGGATATCATATGCAAGTGCAGATAGAAATAAATTAGATGAGGAAAGCAATATCGTGCTTAAAAAAATGCATGATACTCACGAGCCAGTAACAGATCTAGCTCGTTATAAAGTAATAGCGATTGAAAACTCTGCTCCTAAGTTTATAAAAACTAAAGTAAAACTATACGGGCAAGCACAACCAAGTGCTACTCAACTAGGTAGCGCTAGTATTGGTTTTCCCATGGAGTACTACAATGTTCTTCATCTGACAGCATCAGCAACGGGTATGACTGAGGTTAAAGATGCTTGGGGTAAAGACAATGCTGCTGGTGGTGGTGGTAAGGGTACTATAACTGACAAGGTTTCATCTGGACTTATATACATAAGAATTAGAACTAAAACAGTAAAATCTAACTGGTACCAATTATCCTCCATGGAAAGTAGTGGTACAACAATAAAAATGAAGCTAACTAAAACATTTAAAAAAGATGTTGCTTTTGCTGGTGGTTCTTTTGCTAATGCCGCTGCTGATTTGAGAGTAGAATTTTCTTCTCACTTGATAGAAGATAAACCTGAGTTTGAAGGAAGGTTTTTCGTAAAGATATACAAAGACCTACTACTGATGAAGTGGTTATTACAGTCTAAGAAAAAGAACTATAGAACTAGGGCTGCTAGGCCATTCCACTATTTTAACCAAAGAAAATTCAATAACACCAGAAGTTCAACCGGTGCGCAAGCTAGTTGGGAGGCATCAGGTGTTAACTGCGCGGGTGAATTTGACGCTAGTGGTGCTAGCTACCGTAACCCGTGTTTTTCCACCTCTGGTGTTTCTATAACAAACCATGGTAGCTGCTCTAACCACTCCTCAGCAGTAAACGATAAAACGTTTTTTTTCGGCATGAAAACTGGTGCGCCGGTTAGTGGTATGAGTGGTGCGTGGTTCAATTTTTCATCTGCTATAAAAAACACTAGATATTGGGGCCAAGCGAGTGAAGATAAGTTTTTTATCGATGGATCTATAAGTCGTGGTACTGAATCTTCGGGTAATGTTTGCTTTCCATTTAAGCTTTTTAATCCCAATGCTTGTGGTAATGTATTTGGGAAACACTTTTGGAATTCAATTGATAGGTCAGATTTAACACATAGGAGCGGTTCAAGCACTTCTGGTAAGGGGCAGAGAAGAGGTAGGGCTATTGAGAGCGATGGTATGAAAATACATTTTGGGTACATCCATAGTGCTGGTTGGAATTGGAATAGTGCTGAGGATGAAGCGTGGTATAAGTTCATGACTACAAAAGGAACAATGTTTAGATTCTCTGAAGATAAAGATGAAGTTATGTATGTTGTGACTGGTTTTAACACAAATCTTGGAACTAACCAAACTGGAGAAGGGAAACACCATATTCACTCCTCCTGGTCAAGTGGAAATGGTAATGGTTTTGGTATGCCGTACGCTGGTAACAACCTTAGAAGGTTTAGCGTTTCTATAGAACAGTTAGAATACCCTGGAGTTGGACTACCATCATATGTTGGTGGTGGAGCTGGGTATAGTGGTTACCATCCTTTGGGTGGTAAAACATCAACAAAAATTCCTGGTGTAGCTGAACTAGGGTTTTGGGGTGGTAGACCTGGTTCTGCAAATATAGGAAGTAGTGCGTTGGGTGGAGAATGGGATGATGACAAAGACCTTCAAATACCAACACCTCCTGACTACCAAAACGCCACAGTAAAAGTTAATGCTAGTGCTGGATCAAATTTAAAAAACGATGGCGCTGGTGGGTGGGAGTCTGGAAT